AACAGTGAAGGTTCTAGCAGCTCCTTGGTTAACAGGAGTAACTACAGTGCCAGAAAGAAAACGAATGTAGCGAAAAGCTAGGAAAGTATTAGGATCTATACTATAAGGATAGAGAGCTGTGAGAGCTGTCCAAGAACCTATAGGAGAGTTGAAAGCATCTGTGATAGGACCCCAGTTCGTAGAGCCATCAGCAGAAGCTTCTATCTGTAGAGCAGCCGTAGTCCAAGCAGCAGGAGCGAAGAAGCCTAAGAAGGCAGTATTCTGCAGATCTACAGCAGCAGAGACACTGGCTCCATTAGCAATCACAGTTGTAGTATGTGTCCGTGCTGAGACACCAGCTACAGGAAGAGGATTGGAAGCAGAGACATCAGCTGAATTGAAGACAAGCTTCAGCCCAGTCTTAGCCAAGATAGCGGAAAGAGCAGCAACGAGTCTCATTGTTTTACCCATCCAGAAGAGGAAGTAAGAAGACCACTAGTGTAGGTATAAGACTGAGTGTAAGTATTTCCAGCCCAAACTACAGTAGCAGTAGCTAGTGTGTTATCAACATTGTAGGTATATGTAGCAGGAGCACTATCAAGGTCTATGCTCTGACCATCTGAACCCATTGCATCAATTGCTGACATGATTCTTTTCCTTCCGCTTGTTTGTTTCTGTTAGACTACCAAGATTAGTTAGCCTAGGACCTATCTCTAAGCCCTAGGAGAACTACCTTGGAAACTTAGGCATCAGCAGCACCAGCTGTCAGTCCAGTGACATAGCCGCAAGCGTAAGGATTGATGAGTTCTACTGCGAACTCGCTAGTGAGAGAACCACCAACACCGTCAGTTCCCAGTTCAACAGCCTTGCCGCTTTGGCCATACTCTTCAGGCTTAGCATCACGTCCTTCCATGTATGCCAGCTTGATGGCTGCTAGGTCAACAACCAGTAGGTTGCCACCAGTAGGATCAAGACCATTCATCAACGGATGTTGCAACAGATTGATAGTACCTTGGTAGAACTTGAAGGTAGTGAACTTCATACCAAAGGCAGTCTCATTCTGTTGGATCTGAATTTGGCCAGACTTACGGCCAATATCAGTCATGACTTTCATTGCCAGACGATCACAGAAGCCAATACGTTCATTGTTGTTGCCAATGTCCGTACTGTAGTTGAAGAACTCTTCTACCAAAGCAACCAATTGCGTGTAGGAAGTGGTGGAAGAAGCCGGGTTGACATTACCAGGAACATACTGATAGATGGCATCAATGATACCTTGAGTGGAATGCAGAGGCTGTGAGCCAGTGGTATCCATCTTAGCCTGACCATGCATTACAGCAGATTCCATGTCGACAGAATGGAACAGTGCGCATTCTTTCCTATCTTCTGCTACGTTGCTGTAGCCCATCTCAGCCAGCGATGCACGAGCAGTATCAGTCAGACCCCAAGCATTACGGAAGATCTGAGTGTAGTTGCTGACATACACAGTAGCCAGACGACGAGCAGCCGGACGAACAGAACCTTCTTCAAAAGCAGTACCAACTTGAAGGATCTTATCCGCAGTCAGAAGAGCAGCAGCAGTGACACGACCGAAAGCACGAGTAACAACAACTTGCGTACTGTTAGTTACAGATGTGACACGATAGTTCTCACGAGTACGGACATTGTGAAGAACCATACCAGCTGTCATACCAGTTGTACTGCCAAAAGTCAACGTGGTTGCTACGTTTGTGTCACCAGCCGTAGAGGTGGTAGTGACAAAGGTCATGGTCTTGCTAAAGTAACCATGAGTGGAAGAAACGGCCTTCGTCTTGCCGGCTTTAGCAGCCAGTGCCCAAAGAGGAGCTGATCCATTAGGGAACAGACGCAGGATAGTATCAGCAAACGACCGAGCATTAAGTTCGGTAGGATTCTGAGTAGTATTGAAGATGCCGGTCAAGAGAGACATGCTAGGTTTCCTTTACATAAAGAGAAGATTTTATGCTGACTTTTGACCAGTGAGATATTCTACATAGTCAAACTCAGCTGCTTTAGCTTTTCCTGCCGGGGTCTTGGTAGGATCTGCTGGGTTCATTGCAGCGTGGATCTCATTGAAATAAGCCAGAGCATCTGTTGCTATCTGCTTAGGTGTAGCATCTGCATACTCAGGAGACTTCGCAAAGTCAGCGGCTATTCTATTGAGTTCCTTCTTTACAACTGGGTGTTGAAGATTGGCGTTGGATGCGAAAGCCTCAGCTGTCATGGAAGAACGAACATCATTCCTTGTACGCTTGCTTTCAAACTCAGAGCGTTGCCCAAGATGGGTATCTGTGAGTCTTGTGGTGTGCTCTAGAGAAGCACTGTATGCATTACGTCCTACTTGTTGAATCAACTCCATCATAGCTGCCGCATCTCCGCTTGTAGCCTTGGCCATTACTTCAGGGTTGAGGCCCTTAGTAAAGTCCATCTTACTTGCTACATCTCCAATAACCTTAGGATCAAGAGAGAAACTAGGCGGCGCTTGAATGTCTGAGTTCTTGGCAGCAGTATCGAATACTTTGGCGTAAACGTCAAGAGGATTTTGGGTATCTTTCGACATATTATTAGGGTCGGCGGCAGCTTTAGTAGCAGCGGCAGCCTTCGCAGCATCATCTGCAATTTTAGCAGCAGCAACTGCGGCAGCATCTGCTGCGGATGTATCAGGTTTGGCCTTGAAAAGGTCCATAGGATTAAATGCCATGATTATTACTCCTCTTGAGGTTGAACTTCAGATTGTGTTACAGTGGTATTGGCTATAGATAGCAGGGTAGCAAGAACTGCAAGTTTTCCTGTTACTGTAGCATGGGCTTTGACAATTGTTTCATTGGTATTACTAAGAGTTCCTAGACCAGCAAGTTCCATAAGATCATTCTGAGCTAGGATTTGAAGATGCTTGATAACTACCGGATTCTTATAGATTTCAAGTAGAAGATCTTGTTCCGTTTGTGAAAGTTCTCGTGAAGTAAGAAGCCCTACCTCTTTCGGTGGTTGCTGCTGTTCTTGTTCCATGCCTGTTGCTCCTATTGTGCTGCGGGTTGTGAAGCGGAAGCAAGAGAAGCTACAGCAGCTGCATTAGAAGCGTTTGCTGAGGCTTGATCTGCGGGGTTTACTGGCCTACCATCAGGTCCCATACCTTGGGCTTGTGCTGCTGCTACCTGTTGGTTTTGTTGCACTTGCTGTGGTTCAGGAGTATACTCTTCTAGACCACGTACTCCCATCAACTGCATAAGATGTGCAAACATACCTGGAAGCATAGCACCGTATGCTACTTGAAGAGGCTGAGACTGGGAGATCATTTGGATACCAGACATTATAGCATCTGTACCCGCAAGTTTGCTCTTAGGTGTGTACCCATCTGCGACACGGAAAGAGAGAACTTGATTACGAAGTTCTGAGATCTTTACATCATATTCCTTACCAGTACGCTGTGAGACGGTTTTGGCATCTTGGCCATATTGGAAGATATTAAGTTTCAGAACTTCCTTCATAGGCATGAAGACTTGATATTCAAGAGTAAGGGCTGGAAGACGAAGACGAGCATCAGCTCCACCCATTGTATCATTCCATTCCTGAACGCTCTTATTCCCTTTCTGGAACTTCCCTTGCATTGGGTTGTTAAGACCAGAAAGATCCTTTCCGAAGTTGACAATAGCCATTGCATCACCAATAGCAGCTTCAGTACCTCTTGGATCGAATGGGATGGGATGATAAGCATCTCCTATCTTTCTATTCACATCAAGGGAATTGCTCTTGACTGGAATCTTAGCAGCAGGAACTGGAGCATTGATATCCGCTTTGCTGATAAGGGAAGGATCATAAAGAGCACGATCTGAGACTGCCCTTCGTGCAGCATTAAAACGGATATTTACAAGAGTAGCAGCAGAAGTCTGGAAAGGAATGGAACCTTCTGCTACACTCTGAGTCTGATAACCAAGACCATCCTCAAGAGGCTGACCAAAGAAAACAGGGAGGAAATCATAAGCTGAGATTATTCTTTTTGCTTGGATGACAACACTTCCATTGATAATAATGAATTTCCAGATCTGAGGAGTCTTGCTCTCAGCTCCAAAGAGACTGAAATCGGAAGGCATGATACGAGCATAGAAACGGAAGACTTCATAGTTTCCTATATTCTTCCTATTAGCTCCTGGTTCTTTCTGTCCTGTGATGTACTCATAGTAGTTGATACCATCTACAGGACGACGAGCTGAAATGTAATCAGAGACTTGAGGATGGATACGATAGTTTGTGTAAGTCTCAGTGCCTTCATTGATACAAGCATCAATTGCTTCCTTGGCATTTATTACTTCTCCTTCGGCTCCTAGTCTATTAATCAGACGTTTGAGTTTCGTACGGGAAAGGATCTCGATTTCTCCTGCGTAGTCTCCTTCGGCTGCCATATTACCAGGAGACACATTCTTATCCCAGACAGTATTGTAGGGATCCCAGCGTTTGAGTTTCGTGTAGTAAGTGACAGCCTTGTCTAGTTTCTGCTTTCCTAGTTCAAAGATATCATCCGCTAGAGAGTATTGTGTGACAGAGGTCCAGTCTGCTTCAATTGCTGAGAAGTTGTACTTAACACCATCTCGAAGGAACATAAGAAGTTGACGAGCATAACCTCCTATTGTTGCATGATCGTCAATTAAGGATTCCAGAGTCTCAGCAGCCTCGCGATTCTTGGGATTGGAGACAATAGGAAATAGAGGAGCACCTGAGAGGAAGACTTCAGAAAGATATCCCACCATGCTATCAACTTGAGAGATGACAACAGGAGGAGTAGTAGAAGGAAGATTCATGACACCTACAGGAGTAGTAGCAGCATCCACTCCTTGCATCTTCGCAATACCATTCGCATCCTTAGTTGCTTGGTAGCGTGCATAAGCTACATCAATGGCTTCCATCTTATCGAAGTAGTCATTGAACTTCTTATGCTCTGTTAGGATATTTCTAGCATAGTCTATGATTGCCTTTTGAGCGTACTTGTTAGGTACAGTAGCGCTCACATTCTTGGGTGTTTGCTCAGCCATTTTCTTTCTCCCCCTCCATCTTATCTTCTTTCTTATCTTTCTTAAAAAGAGAGTCAAGAAGTTTGTTTAAATTAGTATCCTTCGCTCCAAAAGCATATGCACGTAAGGCTGTCTCTAAAGAATGTTCTTCCATATCTGCTTCAGAAGATTTACAGTTTTTCATGTCCATGATCTTTATTCCTTTTCTTCTGAAGTTCTTTATTTAAAAACAAGAATTATGTTCAACATTGCAAACACTATGATCCACAAGCATAAAATCGCGTCCTAAAGGACGGATAAGATGCCAGTATTCATTACGGATATCTAAAGAGTAGGCGAATCCATCTAAGATGTCATCCTTGTTCTTCTTCTTTCCGAATTTGTAAAGAGAAGCCTGCCATGTAAATTCTCTACGGCAGTTAGGATCTTGAATGACTTGAGTCTTCTTGTAGAGTTCTGCTACATATTGACGAATACGAGATTCCTTCGTTCTTCCATGTGGGTGAAGTTCTACAACTGTGATATGAGTGATACCTAGTTTCTTAAGGAAGAAGTTGATCCAGAAACAGAGGGTTTGCTGATAAGCAACTGATTCAACTCCTATGAGTGTGGCGCCAATACGCAATGACATAGCAATTGCTTCCTGGACTATCTCAGAAGGATCTTTGAGACGACGATTCATCTCAACTGCATAACCTTTATCATCATATTTCTTGAAGCCTGTGATAACATTATCATCACTATCATCCCTGAAACCGGCTGGGTCGATTGTTATATAGGCTCCATCATCTGCTACTATTTCTTCCACATCGCTATCAGGAATGGGGAAAGGAAGCAAAGAGTGAAGGATGCTCTGTGGATCATTCATTACTTCAGCGAACCAGATATGAGCCAACCCAAGGGCTTCGTCATGTTCGTAAGATTCTTTGAGTTCTTTCAAGGAGACAAGCTCAGGCCATAGAGCACATCCATCTTCAAGGATAGCTCCTGTGACAAGAGAAGTCCAATGAGGATTGTCACGGAATTTCTGTAGGATACACTCATCAGAGTAGAGGTTTCCAACATAGACAATAGTCCTGCGTCCTCTGTGTGCTACTGCTTTAAAGATAGTACCAACAAGCTCCTCAAGAAGTTTGTTCTGTTCTGTGGGAGATGCTGCATTCTCCTTTGTCTGTGCATCATCACAAAAGATAAAGTCAGGACGTTGATTTTTGAGATTTAAACCCCGTATTCCTGACGACCAACCACGAGCTACAATTGTGACAGAACGGGAGTGGTAGGCTGCTTTCTTGGTATCCTTAGAGTCGATTGCTAAGGTAGAACTCCATTGTCCATATATTGCAGTGATGTTGTCTGAGGCTAGGATATCATCTATGTCTGCAAGAATATTATCAGCAAGAGGAGATGAAGCACAGACTATAAGGATAAAGGATGCGTAATCGTAGACAATGAGCCATGCTATGAGAATCTTGATGAAGGTAGTCTTAGCATGACCTCGTGGAAGACCAAGAGCAAAGCGAAATAGACTCTGTAAGCGAGAAGGATCTTCAGATGCTAGGAGACGCCAAGCTGCTACATAGAATTTCGGCAGTTCAAACTGGAAAATATCTGGCATACAGAGTGCAGCAAAGAAATTGATGTCTTCTTTACCACGAGCATATGCTTCTGAGAGGTTAACATTAAGAGTTTGAGCTTCTACTACTTGGAGTGTGCTCATTTCTTCTGTAAAAGATCCAGAGTAGGAGTCAAGGATGGCTTCAAGTCTTGAGAAGTAATGGGTTTTAGTAGTTTTCTTATCTGTTCATTAGCGAATTGATCTACTATGTTCCTATAAGTTGAGGAGATCCACTCACTGTAGCTCTTTCCTGTGCGTTCTTTGAGATGTTTTTCAGTATTCCATGCTTCTGCTACAGCTCCTGGACTGGCATCCTTCTGATTGGCGACAAGAGAGGCTTTTTTGTCCTCCAGAAGAGCCTGCATAGCTATGTCACGAGGCACGTTGTCTACAGAAATCCGGCCCCCGGCCTTTGACTCAGCTCCTACACCAAGAAGTTCTTCTTTAAGAGCAGGACGAAGACGCTTCGCTGATACATCCTGCCCTCTTGTTATCCCGAATGGATGTCCATTACCCTCAAAGATAGTAATTAGCTTCGCTAATGTGGAAAGTTCCTCATCTTGGTAGGATGTGTTGGCACGAGACGCAGAAGCTTCCATCATATCCTTCGATATGAGACGGAATTCTCCAGGTTTGGAACCTTGGATCTTTATATTTGCAGAAGCCATGTCAATATTGCAGAGCAGAAGGAGCGGGATGAAGACTATCAAGAAAGCGTCTTGCACCTTCTGCCAACTTTCCGCTACTAGGATTTTCAACTTCTATCGGTTCTTGGAAGGGTAGAGATTCTGCAGGGCTTCCCGTTGCTTCTGCAAGAGTTCTTGTTGGCTCATGGTTTTCTCCGTCGCTTGTGTTTGAGATTGCATCTGTAGGGTCGTCTTTATGTGCAGCCATATCCTTGAATAGAGACAAGACTCCTTTGCTGGAAAGAGGAGCGAGGTTTCTGTTTTCAATTGCAATTACCTCCTTAGTTCCAGAGAATGTTAGTTCAGGTACAGCATGAGCAGGAAGAGATAGAGATACGATCGTATTGTATACTGGTGCCTGCTGTACTATAGGATTCATACGGCTCTTTGCTCGTTCCTGTCTCTCAGCTACAACGCGAAGAGCCGCTGTCACATCACGAAGCTCAGATGAAGGAGCCATGGATAAGACTTGTGCAAGAAGAGCATGTTCTGCTGCAAGATACTTTCCTGAAAGAGAGACTTCTTCGATATCAACATCTTTGTTTTCAGCTTCTTTGGCTGAGAGGAAAAGTGCAAAATCTTCTTCCTTCATGATCTGTGAGATACGTCCAGGAGCAACTCCTACAATAGTAGCTACCTGAGCGGGAAGAAGTCCAGCTACTAGAAGGGTGGCAATTCTTTCCCGCTGTGCGTCCATTTTCATTTTCTCCAATTTCATGACTGTTGTATGTATTATGAGGTATTGCGAAGCGGCTGTCAAGGGGTAAGGAAGGGATTTTCTTCCCTGAAGGGATAGTATATGCTTGAGTGTATAGAAGATAGTAGGTTATTTTTCAGGAAATTTTAGGAAAATTATGGAGAGCCTTTTGATACACACCCGCGCATGAGAACCAAAAAAAAGCCCCTAGCCGGCCTTTGTTTTCTGCATAGAATCTACTGATGATAGGCGAAGAAAAACCGCCATCTGTGAAAGCATGGCGGTCTTGAAAGCCTACCTAGTAGGCAAGCCAGCATTGCGCTGGCCTTTGGTTGCTTATGCCTCGTCCAGCGGATTGGCTGCTTCGCAGGCTTCGCCTACCTGAACGATGATACGCTCGAAACGTGCCGCATCTTCAGCACTGAGCGATGCAGCGTGGTCGGTGATAAGAGCCAAGAGCTTCTCTTTGCGCGCGTCCGTCTGGTACTGGATGTTTTTGACATTGGAAACAATGTCATAGATCGCAGTATTGAACGCAGCAGCTTTGCCAAGCGAAGGCAACCAAGCCTTGAAGCTGGCGAAGTATTCGCGACGAGTCTTGAGAGCTTCGCCCGAACGCTCACCAGTTGCCAGCAGAGCTTCAACAGTCTCGGCAATGGTGTTGCCTTCTTTGAGGGTTGCCGTGCCAGACTGAAGGCGATTCCGAGCAGTTGCCTTGACTGCTGCAAGGACTGCATCAAAGACGTATTGAACACGTTCATCTGCATACGTCGGGAAGCCTTCCTCATCTTTGCCCGTGGGAGCAACATCCAAGCCAAGTTCAGAGAGCAGCGGATAGAACACAGCCACGCTTCCAACTTCTTTATACTCGCCTTCCTCTTTCTTGCTGACCTTCATCACATATTGTTCCATGATTCTAAACTCCTAAGTTTAGGGCTTACTCCGGTTGCCCCTTCCGGTATTACGTTTTGCACTACTGAAACCAAAGTATAGGCGAAGCAAGGGAGGAAGTCAAGTGGTTTGTGAAAATAAATTCTATCAGCTGAAAGTATAATATCTACTGCAAGGAATCAAAACCGCCCCTTGCTGCGCTTCGCTTGCAAACTTTCCTACTTCCTGTTTGGGATTTCTTTATCTTGACAGATGTTTATAAGTTGCCTACGCACAAGATCAGAAATCCTCTCCTTTAATACGAATACGTCTGACAGGTACAGGATTACGAGCGGGATAGTTGCTAAAGAGAATACCACTATTTGCTATCCTCTGAGCTTCCTTCTTTCTCTTACGGTAGATCTTCATTATCTGATTATGTCTCAAGCGTTGAGCTTCTGTCAATGTAGTTCTTGCTACACTAGGAATTTGCTTCAAAAGCTTTTGTTCTATCCATTCATTTGCTATCTCTTGTTCTATTGGAGACATATTCTGAAAGTGTAGAAGATCTTCCTCTACTTCTATTGCTATTTGCTTATCTCTTTTATACCTTTCAAGACGAAGCTTAAGTAAGTATGGTATAAACATAATATATTATCTCCTAAAAATCGAAACTGTAAGAAAATTCCGATATGCTTCCGAACGTTATGCCCTATCCCCTCCCTCCCTCCCATGTTTCCGCGCATGTATCAGCTATTACATAGCTATCCTCTCCTACACACTATAGGTATAATACCCCCTATTCAACTCACTGAAATTTTAAACCCCTATATGTATAAGACCTATATAGAAGCTAATAGTATAAGAGGATATAATACGGTACAGGCACCGATTGAGAGGGTAATGGGGAGGATACCCTACAACGAGCGGAAACACACTGGAATTTCCAGACTGGCACGATTTTTGCTTTTCAGAAAAAACTTGACTTTCCCAAAAATCCATGCTACACTTGAACTGTAGGACTATTGCTATATGTAACATCTTCTAAAACGATCACATGAAAGGCAAGCCATGACATTCTTCAACAGCTTGAAACTAGCAGCAACAACAGATGAGAAGCGGCTGCTTCTCTCATACTTCCAAGAAAAGACGACAGCAGAAGGAAAGGTAACAACTGTTTGCCAAGTAACAGGCATGAGCTTTACGATAGTAGAACCTTTCCTTCCTACCTTCTCTGGAATCTCCTATGAAGGACTATCACCTTTAGCACAACTAAGTGCTGCTATACAACTTGGCAAACGACAGTATAGCGAAGCTCATTACAATCTTGTTCCTTCTACACTTGCAGGTGCTATTCTCTCTATTCTACATCATTGGGATTTGCGAGGAGATCATCTCTCGGCAGTAGAAGCCAACATTGTTCTCTCACAGCTTCCCCTTCTGGAACTCTCTTCTATCCTGAGATTCTTGGCTAGACTTTCAGTGCATGAGCGTACAAGAATCCCCCATCTTTCTCTTGATGGTATGCTTCCCGAGAAAGCTAAGAATTGGATAGTAAATGCACGTCGTGCAATCGACGTGACAGACTACACACCAGTATATAAAGAACCGAAGATGGTAGAAAGGGGAATCCTTGATTCTTCTATTCTTGTGGAAACAAGACAGGAAGCACGGAAACTCTTGCAGAGCTTGAGAGCTGATGCTATATTACCAATCAACTTGCAAACTATCATAACCATGAGCATACAGAAGAATAATCTGGCTATGATCTCAGACGAACTGAGAAGCAACATTGTCAATGCTCTAGTGAAACTTGCTACGCCAGATTGTCTCTCACTGGCTGCTATCTTCACTGATACAGCTAAGAATCTGACAATGCAGGAAAGAATTATCAAACAACAATTTGAAGGCAGTCTTGACTCTGCTTCTGATAACTTCATAGATACACAAGTTCCTTCTAAGAAGCTCACACTTGCTGAGATACTTGCTAAGAAACGTGAGCAGCTTTCTACTAAGAATAATCCCGTTAAGAGTATGATTGCTATGATGGAGGAAGTAGAAGCTGAGATCGTCGCCGAAGGCGAAGCCCATACCCTTACTGCATCTTCTATTACCAAAAGCGAAGAAGAAAGCATCGAAGAGGAATTCCTAGAAGATCATGAGAGTCTGGAAGCTATACAAGCTGCTTCGCAAATAAAAGAGCTTGATATGGAACCTGATTCTCTTCTCTTTTCAGAAGATATAAGCGACAATGATGCTTATACAAACATTGATGTGGATAGTCTAGAAGATGGAGAGCAAACATCATGAGCGCAGCTGTTGAAACTCCTATTGTTCGTAATACCTTCGGCATTCTTGATCCACAAACAAAGCAACGCTATACTGATATTATCTCTTCTCATCTCCAACTTCGTCGTCTTTCTTTTGATGATTGGTTCATCGTAGGAAGAATAGCAGAGAGCAGGGATAGGAATAAAGAATACAAACTCCTGATAGATCACAATCTCAAGAAGAAACTCTGTCAAGATCTTATTGTAGATGTTCTTGTCAGCTTTCAGGTTCGCAATGATGGCTACTATGCAGTTGCCAGAATCTTTGATGTTAATAAGAAAGGAAATCAATATGCTTCCCTATAAACAACAAGATAAGAAGAGCTGGAAACAACACAATAATAGTGATGTAAAGTTCTTTCTTGATACTTGGTTCCTTACCATTGTTCTTATTTGTCTAATTCTCGGAGCAGATGCTTTCTCAGAATGGGGAGCTACTGCTATTGAAACTTTCTTTACTTGGATAGGAGTCCTTTAGAAAATGAAACTCACACAACTTCCACTTCTTCCTACAGAAGAGAAGAAAGCAAAGCCAACAATCTCAGACATGCCCTACGGAGAAGCCTTTAGAAGCAAGGGAAAACTCCTGATGCGTGTCAAACCTACGCAATTCCTTCTCAATTCCACTATCGTCTCAGATGTTCTCAATAGAGGAGATGCTTTCGTAGTCAATATAGAAACAGGAACACTTTATATAACCAAGGGAAGCAATGAAGCAACACTTTGGGATGTGAGAATTTTCGATCAAGGAGAGAAGAAATCATGAGCCACAAAGACAAGAAATATCAACAAGCAAAACTCTCTCCTGTCTTCCTTTCCTTGGCAGGTACTCTCTCAATTGATCCTGATGATCTTGAGATGGAAGAGGTAACAAGAATCTTCAATGAAGCTATCAAAGCTCATGATTACTTCTATGACATGAGTGATGATCTCTCTGTATATGACAAAGGACAAGCAGAATTCAATATCATCCTTGAACATACAAGCAGAGACAAAGACCTCCATGCTATCTGGGTTGCATTCTGTCAAGAGAAAGACCTGAAATACAAGACTGGAAAGAAATAATGGAAACAGTAAAGAAACGCTCTCTTGCTGAGATAATCGCTGAGCGGAAACAGCAACAGCTGAAAGCAATAGAAGAAAAGAAAATAGCAACAGCAGGAGAAGCGGATGAAGCACCAGACGCGTCATCGCTTTCTTCTTCCCCTGTTATCTCTATTCCTACCAAGAAATTCTCATTGGCT